CCCAGTGCCATTAGTTGAGATGGCTACTTGGTCAGCACCAGGACTGTAAATACCTGTATTGGGATCAGATGTAAAACTAATTGATGGATTTGCCGCCGTACCTAAAGCAAATACACCAGAGGTAATGGTATGGGTGCCACCACTAATATTGCTAAAGTTTCCCGAAGTAAAGTTGGCGGTCGTGCCGGTGACCGTTAAACCCGAAATTAATGTGGTTCCAACAACGTTCGATGCCGTTACCGTGCCTGTAACGGTTACGTTACCCGTAAAAGTTGGGTTTTGAACAAGGCCAGAAACCGGAATACTTACGTCACTTGAACCAGAAGTGAACGTAATCGTATCGATTTTAATCGTTCCGTACGGCATTAGTCTCTCTACTTTTTCTTTATTTTAACTGAAAAACTTATGGAAGAATAATCAACGGACCTTGAATGATAAATCCAGATGCGCCACCGGAAACAACACCAGAACACACAATTGCAGCTGTGGCGCCAGATGGAGTAGTGACATCTAATGTAACACCGGTAATGTTTGTAAACCGTGCGGCTGTTCCGGTAATTGTTGTACCAGTGACTGTAGTAAATCCAGCTGTTCCACCGGTCAGCGTTGTGAATTGACCCGTATTTCCAGTAACCGTTGTACCAGAAACAGTGACAAAATTAGCAGTCGTGCCGGTAACTGTAGTGCCAGTAACCGTAGTAAATCCAGCCGTGCCGCCTGTTAACGTAGTGAATTGACCAGTGTTTCCAGTAACTGTGGCACCCGAAACACTTGTTGTTCCGACAACGGTTACACCAGTAATATTTGTTGCTCGAACTGTTGTACCTGTAATGGTTTGTCCAGAAACAGTACCGGTAACACTGATACCAGAGCTGAAATAACCAGAACCAAGCGTAAAAGTATCACCAGAAAAAGTGAGGTTTCCTCCAAATGACTGGTTGACTGCAGTAAGAAACTGAAAAATACCAGACGTAGCGTTGATTGTATTGCCGGTAATTGTTGCTCCGGAAACCCTTGTGGTAAAGACACCACTGACTCCGGTAATTGTTGACGCATTGATCGTATTTCCGGTTATTGTTTGTCCCGACAATTGAGTAGTAAATACGCCAGAGACACCCGTAAGTGTTGTAAATTGACCGATATTACCGGTAACCGTGGCACCCGACAGTTGAGTTGTGAAAACTCCCGACTGGAAATTAGCTGTCGTCCCCGTGACAGTTGTTCCAGTAACTGTTGTAAATCCTGCCGTATTTCCAGTGAGAGTCCCAAATTGTCCCGCATTACCGGTGATGGTTGCTCCGCTTAACTGAACAAAAACTCCAGATGTAAAGTTGGCAGTGGTGCCAGTGATTGTGGTGCCAGTTAGCGTGGTAAATCCAGCGGTTCCACCGGTCAGCGTTGCGAATTGACCGATGTCACCAGTGATTGTTGCTCCGCTAATTCGTGTGGTGAATACGCCACTAACTCCTGTAATGTTAGAGGCAAGAATCGTATTACCTGTAATCGTTGCGCCACTTAATTGAGTTGTAAAAACCCCGCTGATTCCTGTAATTGAACTAAACTGTCCTGTATTTCCTGTAATTACAGCACCAGAAAGTTGACTTGTAAAAACTCCTGAAATACCTGTTGTCGTTGTAAAACGAGCCGTGTCACCCGTAATAACAAGACCACTTAAATTCTGATAAATACCAGACGTGAAGTTGGCAGCCGTGCCAGTGACAGTAATACCGCTAACGGTGCCTGTAACACTGAGACCAGATGCAAAGAACCCAGAACCACTGACAAATAAATTGCCGGAAATCGTGTGGTTGCCAGTGGTCGTATGACTGCCAGCAATCAGCGTTTGAAAAGTGCCTGTCGTGAAGTTGGAATTAGTACCGGTAACGGTTGCGCCGGAAAGCTGCGAAGTAAAGACTCCACTTACACCTGTGATCGTACTGAATTGTCCTGTATTTCCTGTAATTACAGCACCAGAGAGTTGGCTGGTAAAGGTTCCGGAAACTCCAGTGAGATTCGCAACGCGTACGGTATTACCAGTAATTGTGGTGCCACTAAGCTGGCTAGTAAAAACGCCTGAAACACCCGTAAGTGTAGAAGCTTGAACCGTATCTCCAGTAATCGTGGCGCCAGAAAGCTGACTGGTAAAAACACCAGAGATTCCAGTGAGCGTTGAAAAACGCCCCGTATTTCCTGTAATCGTTGAGCCGCTGATCTGACCAGTGGTAGTCAGGTTGTTTTGGACGATAACACCACTGAAGGTTGCCAGGCCAGAGCTGGTAACTGTGTTTAAAGAAGTCGCGCCACTAACAGTGAGATTCCCTGTAATTGTTAAATCACCAAGAATTGTCTCGCCACTGATATTGACGTAGAACTGATCTAAGTAATTACGAACTTCGGTAAAGGTAATTTTTTTATTACGAAGCGTCGGGTCCACTTCAAAAACGTGGACGAGCGTAAGCAGGTCTTGCTCATTGATGGAAAGACCATCAATAGAAGGAAATTCGGAAATCCGTCTGTTCGACACCTACTTTTACGCCATATTCTTACCTTTAATTATAAATCTCTTTTTCTACCGCACTCTAATTTCAATCTTCGGCAATAAATTGGTCACCGTATTCCAACTCCATTGAATCCCTGTTACAATCCCACAGGAGAGAACAATTACCAACAGTAGTTCAGCAACTGTAAAGTTGCGGCGCACATACACAACTTGAGGTTGGGGGCCAGGGGGACGCTTTAGTTTTCCTTCTTCTGCCAAGGTTTGTTGAATCGCCAACTCCCTCGCCCGTGCTTTCAACGCTTCAATTTGTTCCGGGGTAATTTGTGGGGGCAATGGGGGTTGACTAGCTGGCACTTGGTCTTCCATTTGGACAAATTGTTTTTCTACACGTTAGCATCTAAGCAAAACATTTGGCGTTATGAATTACGGAATCCGCAAAGGCTTGGAAGATATTGCAGCAGAACTTAAAGGTATTCGCAATATTTTGGCATCCATGTGGCACAGCCGTTATTCGGATGGTGAAACAGACCGCTTGAATCCAGAGGCATATGCCGACGAATACATCTCGACTGAAGAATGTGCCAGGCGTCTTGGTGTTTCAGATCAAACGTTGAGAAACTGGATGGCAATTGGCAGGAAGAGTCCTGACAAAGGCTGGGTTGAAGGTCTGCATTACGTCAATGCTTCTCCCAACCCAAACAAAAAAGCAATCGTCCGAATTCCCTGGAACAACTTGGTCCGGTCCTTTGCCAGGAACCCTGAATTTACCCCTGCGGATTACAGGAAGCCAACGTCCAACATGTACGTGTCAACTGAATATCGCCCTGAATGACCATGGCGCATCGCTTTAAGGGATTCAGTATAGAAAATGTAGATCTTGACAATTATCAAGAGCTACTACCAGAATCCCTGGCGCTGCAGCTTAGTATATTTGTACCTCCGGAAGGCTCCTTTGATACCGGGTGCATCCGTCGATATTTGGAAAACTTAAAAAAATACGAAGAAGAAGACGCAAATTCTGGAATGACCTTGGCTAACCGACTGCGGCTAGCTTTCAAAGATTTAAATGCAGATACGATCTGTGGTAAGTTTCCGCAAGCAGAATTGCCACTCAAGAGGAGGTTGCGATGCGTTGCAGAGTACCTGATTCGATCTGGCGAGCTGGAGAAACTAAGAGATGAAAATGGAAAGCTCGTCAAAAGGAGAGGAATTCTTGGAAAAATGGTCGTTTTATACCAGCCGACCGATAAACTAATTGAATCGTTAGCCCGCCAGGGATTATTAGAACTATGAGCCGTCGCGAGAAACTGATTGCTGCAGCGCTTGGCAATGATTTTGATGAGACAAAAGCCAAGATGTTGGATTCGACTGTCAAGTTAATCCTTGGCGACATGGGCCAACACTATTGCAAGTTCTGGGAACATGAAGGGCCTGGAGTCATGGTCTTTCAGCCAGAAAACATGGCAAAATCCATGTTCTTTCTGACACTCAAAGAGCTGCACGCTGCGCAAGAAGAGTGTGAACGGGAGAATAATGGTGATTTGGCCGAAACATTCCGTCGAATTTTGGACGCAGCACAAAAGATTGATCCAACTGAAAAGGCTGGCTACCTCATCAACGACAAGGAGGGCATTCGTTATTCGGAAATAGACTATAACGTCGTGACTGATGCGTAATGCCAATTCAAAATATTCGTTCTCACGTTGAAGATCGTGAGCTAATCACGAATTATGACCTGGTGGCATCAGCACATGCTCTGCTTGAGGGCATTGATCTTGATGTCGCCAGCTCTCATGTAGCAAACAGCTACGTGGAAGCAAAAGAATATTTCACTCCCATGGAAGATGGGTTGAATTGCCAACAGTGGCACGGGAGTGTCTACCTTTTTCCGCCAAGCGGTACATATTTCTGGGACAAAAAGAACCAGCGGTGGAAGATGACCAGGGCAACGTCACCTACCTTGGTTTCTTCTCACGCTATTTGGTTCAGAAAACTGTATAAAAACTGGTCAACCGGTCAGATTACACAGGGTTTGTATTTCACAAACTGTCCTGACATGATTCGTTACGAACAGAATATTTTTGATTTCCCAATGTGCATTCTCAAGACCGCCCCGACTTTGTTAAAAAATACCAGCGAAGGTGTCAGCTCACACAAAACGTGCACGTCTTTTCTGGTATATCTCCCTCCCATGTCACGCTCGACGGAATGCACCGAAAGATTCATTGACATTTATTCAGAAAAAGGTCGAGTCCTTTACTAGCTTTTGTATACTGAAAAACGATTGAACACGACAATGACTGTGCTTGCAGATTGGCAGATTCGAGAACTGGCAGAAGAAAATGAAATGATTGTGCCATTTTTTAATCGCGTGGTGAGTGAAGAAAATGGTAGGCGTCTTCTCAGTTATGGATTGAGTTCCTATGGTTACGACATCCGCCTTTCTCCGAGCCAGTGTTTAATTTTTGGCAGGATTCAAACGGGTGACTGTGATCCCAAGAATTTTGATCCTGAAATTCTTAAGGAAGCTGAGCTGCTTGAGGATGAGCGGGGACAGTACTTTCTCCTGCCGCCTTACGGGTATTGCCTGGGCGTCGCCAAAGAGCGGCTGAAGCTGCCCAGGGATGTCACTGTGGTCGCTGTTGGCAAGTCAACGTACGCACGGTCTGGAATCCTGGTGAACATCACGCCTGCCGAGAGCGGCTGGGAGGGTTACCTTACGCTGGAGATCAGTAATTGTACAGGTCTTTTTAACAGGATCTATGCAAATGAAGGGATTACTCAACTTCTCTTTTATCAAGGATCACCTTGTGAAGTGAGTTACCAAGACCGGAAAGGCAAGTATCAAGATCAACCACCTGAAGTTGTGCTTTCTCAGGTTTAATACATGAACGCTTTACCAAAGCGCGGTTGTGGCTTATTGGCGTAATTTGTACTTCCAGCAGTTCCAACGGTGTCGCCCATGGAAGGAAGGACGGTTCCGCCAAAGGGGCTTCCGTACGTCTGTACATCAATGACTGCTGGGTTCCTGGGAGTCTTGCCACGGACGGTAGGTTCGTCGATCCCTGCTTTTGTTCTGTACGCACCAGCAACTTTTGCTGCTTTCATATATGACGCAATCTTATCTTGTGCGTCTTCTTGATTCTTATCGTATCCAAAAGTTCTAAAGCGGTCTGAAAACGACTCGCGTTCTTCTGGATCCAGGCGCCTCAGGTCTACGTCCCTTGATTGTTCTGGTCGTAAGTCAGTTACCTCTACGCCAGACGATGCGGCGTCAACGCGAGGATCGTAGTCCGGATCAAAGAATTTTGCCATAGTATTATTGTAAGAGGAATAAATCAAGCCCTAAATATCATGTACCACAGCGCGGCAGGTTTCCTGGATAGTTTTGTACAGGATGAAGTCAAGTGTCGTTGTTTAGATTTTGAAGAAGACTTCGGTCAACCGCTCGCAAACGAAGAAAATGATGTACCCTTGTATGACATGTACAACAGGGGTTTGGTTGCATGCGAGCAGGGAATGGAACGGAATCCGCTCAACATCGAGGGGATGGAAAGGCCGGGAGTGACCGGTTACATCCCGTCGATGGAAGAAGGGATGGCGATGGGAGCTTCACCAAAGCCGAAGGCTCTTGTGCTGGAGCTGGGGGAGCCAACCGAGGAGATGAAAGAGATGTCACGAAAGCGCCGTGGTTTAACCCGGTAGACGAAATAAGTGAGTGTCCTGATGGCGTTTGTCCTGTGCCCTGGGCAGTAGTGCCAGCAAGGCCTGTGATTCAGGAAGATGTTGTCAACCATCCTTCTCACTACACTGACGGCGGGATCGAATGTATTGAAGCAATCGAAGCCCAACTTTCTTTAGAAGAATATAGGGGATATCTAAAGGGTAATATCGCCAAGTATGTGTGGCGTGAGTCGCATAAAGGCGGGACAGAATCACTGAAGAAGGCACGTTGGTACCTCGATAGGTTGATTGGTTTAGACGAGATTTAAAAGGGCAACAGTTCGTCTTCTTCGTCGTCGTCATCGTCGCCAGCTGCACAACTGGCGGCGAGTTCTACCAATTCAATATCTGTCGGAAGATCCCAGTCAAGTTCAATATTTTCATCTGCCATCAAGGCTTTGATCGCATGCCATTCCATTAGGCGTTGGTGGTACAGGTTTAAGAGCGCCACGTAGAGCTGATCCCAAGTCATTTCTTGGGCGGCAAGCTCGGCCTTTCTCATGGAGAATTGCAATTCCAACGGAAGCTGAAATTCCCGTGGTTCGACTGAACGCTCCATTTAATCCTCAGCCTTGGCTTTAAGTATTCTAAGACTACATGGTAAATATAGAATCAAGCTCCTCGTCGGTGAAAGATACCCACGGGGAATTTTCAATATCAAATTCGTTGGCAAACCGTGACAAAATATAAGGGCTGATGTTTTCTTCCAGGTATCGAATCGCCTTTACCTGCTGAGGAGATGCCGAGTAATTGCGGAAAGCGCAAAGCAGAATTTCTGTTGGAGCCCCAAGGTTGTCGTCAATCTCCTGCAGAAAAAGATTGATCTCTTCGCGGCGACGATCAATTAGTCCGCCAACGACTTTATGGTCTTCATCAAAGATCCAACTGGCCATTGCCTGAGTTGCATCAAAGAAATCTTCGCGGTCGATGCAATCGACAATCTCGCTATACAAGAAAGGTTCCCAGCCAATGGAATGAACGAAAGAAATCAAGGCTTGAAGCATGGAATCATCAAGCCCAAGATTTAATTTTTCTAATTGACTTTCAATGAGATGAGCTTCGTGAAACAAATATTCCAGTGCTTTTTCTTTTGAACAAAGATGTCCCTGTCTAACCGGCGAACCATCTGGATAAAACTGCGTACCATATCCGAACGTATAAGGCTCGCCGCCAGTATAAGGATCGGGATAAGCCTTTTCGTTAAAACCCTCGTACTTACGAATTAAAGTAACTGCACGAGTAATGTCGAACATGGGGGTAACAACTATTACCCCCAATCATACACAAATTATCTACCTTGACCGCGCATTTTTTTGCGGCCATGATTAGGCTTTGAATTCATTCCTTGTCCTTGCTTTGTTTTTTTGGGACGGGATTCAATTTTGAAAGCAGTACTTGATTTGGGTTTTGCCATGGTAAATCACCAATTATAATTACACGCCCACCAGCCCGGGGTCAGCTTGTCTTTCTTGTCCGAGCAGTTGTGACGCGCCTTGAAGTTAGCACGCCTTCCCTCGTCTTTGTGCTGCAGATAGTCTTCGTAACCTCGCGCACCAAAACGAACGATCTTCTCTTCTCCGTCTTGACAAGCTTTGACCACATACTTATGCTTGTCTCCTTTGGGAGCCCGCTGGGGCTTATTGCAAGCCATCTTGTCTTTCTGATAGCGCTTGGCAGCCGCCGCAGCTTTTTTACGTT